AGGGCCGGCCGCGCGTCGAAGTCGAAGAAGACGATCCAATGTTCGGGATCGCGGCCCCAGCGCGCGAAGATGCGTGGAACCCGATCGGTGACGCCGAGCCCGTCGCCATGATCGATGCACTGAACGCGCAATGCCCGTGGCCGATCGGCGAAGGCGTCACCAGCATGTGCTGCGGCCGATCGAAGGGCGAAAAGCTCCCCTATTGCCCCGAGCATACAGCGCTTGCGTACGACGGCGGCCGCTATCGCCGGCCATCGGCTTTCGTTTCCCAATTCATCCAAGCAGCGAGCCGCTACAGATGACCTATCGCCTGATCACCACCGACGGAATTCAGCCGCCGGAGCGCTCGCCCATCGATCGCGGGCCGAAACCTACGTTCGACTGGATTCCGATCGCGAACCTGCGCGTGAATGAAGCGTATCAGCGCCCGATCACGCGGCACAACATCAGCGCGATCCGCAACATCGCGACCAAGTTTCAATGGCTGAAGTTCGGCGCGCTTCGTGTGGCCCCGATCCAAGCCACCAGCCCCCAGCTCTATTCCGTCATCGACGGCCAGCACCGCGCCACCGCGTTGGCGCTGCTGAAGGTCGCCCATGCGCCTTGCCTGATTTCCGAAGCCACCGAAGCCGAGCAAGCCGCCGCGTTCACGGCCATCAACACGTCCGTCATTCGCGTGCACACCCTCACCGCCTTCAACGCATCGATCGTTGCCGGCGATCCTTCCGCGATGGCGCTGAAGCAGCTCTGCGAAAGCGCTGGGGTCACGATCTGCCCCTACCCGATCCAATCATCAGCGATGAACCGGGGTCAAACGCTCGCGATCGGCACGCTGCAGAGCGCCGTGAAGCGCTTCGGTGTCGATGCGCTCAAACTGGCGCTGCGGTGTATCAGCGAAACATCGAACAACCTTCCCGGCGCCGTGCACGCCAACGCGATCTGGGCGCTTTGCGAGATTATCCACGCCCAGCCACGCCTGCCATCGGCGAAGGCCTTCATCCCGCTCTTTGAAGTCATCGAACTCGACGCCCTCGATAGCGATGCCCGCGCCGAGAAGCCCCGCTATGCCGGCGACACCGCGCGCGCCCGTTTGCGTGACAAGATCAAAGCCGCCGTTGATGCGGCGAAGGTGGCGGCATGAGCGCGGCGCGCTTCCTCGTGGCATTGAGCCAGATCAAGCCGTCAAAACTGACGCTGCGCGCGTGCGCAGTGCTGATGATCTTGGCCGAAGAAGCCGAGCCGGTGAAGTTTGGCGAACTGGCGACGCTCGCGGAGATCCCGAAAGCGGCGCTTGTTCACATCGTCGATCGCTTAGAGGCCGCCGGATTAGCCCAACGCGTCAAGGGGCCGAAGTGGCGCGAGCGTGTCTTGGTGCAGATCGCGCCAAAGGGCGTCGAACTGGCTCAGGCGATCAACCGAAAATATGCAGTCGGGGTTTCGGGGCGTGAACGAAACACGGCGCGCGCTGATGTAGCGGTGAAGGCATGACAAAACGCGCCGGCGCCACCCCGTACGAATCCGAAGCAGCGATGTGCGCGCAGTTCTGCGACTGGGTGCGCCTCAAAGGGTGGACGCCGTACGCCGAAACGGCTGGCTGGGACGTTCTGTGCGTGGCGCCTGACGGCTTCCAGATCGGCGTGCAGGCCAAGCTTTTGCTTAATCCCGCCGTCGTCTGCCAAGCCATCGAAGAAAACGGATGGTTTGGGACAAATCCGGTAGGCCCAGACTGCCGGGCTGTGCTGGTGCCGGCCGCAAAGGCGCAAAACGGCCTGAGTCGCATATGCGCCGCGTTGGGCGTCACGGTGATCAAGGCCGCGGGACCAGGCGAAATCACTAAGCGCGGCATGATCGCGCTGGAATCGAGCAGCTGGGGCGGACGCATCCATCGGAGCGCGTTCGATCCTGATCTACCAAGCGCGCGCGACCCGTGGAAGATGCGCGAATGGTACGACCTCTGCACGGGGCAGCGTCACGATCTCCCCGACTACGTGCCTGACGTCGTCGCTGGCGCTTCTGGACCAGTGCAGCTTACTGATTGGAAGGTGCGCGCGATCAAGATTTCGATCCTTGCGCAGCGCCAGGGCTACGTCACGCGCCAAGACTTCGCGGATCTGAAAATATCGATTCACCGCTGGCTGACGCTGTCGTGGCTCACCTATCACCCGACAGATCGCGGTCGGCTCGTGCCCTGCAGAATGCCCGATTTCAAGGCGCAGCACCCGCGCAATTACGCCGAGATCGAAGCCGACTTCGAAAAATGGAAGCCGAAGCCATCTGGGCTTTTGGCATCCGTCGAAAATGCCCCTCCCCCTGATCGCGCCGGCAAGGTGACAGCAGAATGACTGACCTTACCGCCCCGCTCACACCACCAGATTGCGACATCAGCGACTTCGACCGCATGGCGCTCGACATCAAGCGCATGCGCGGATCGAAGTTCGATGCTGGCCTCGACGATAGCGCCTGGCGCGCCGGCCTGAACCTTTGGATGTCGGCTTGGCATGCCCGGCCCGCGGCGTCGCTCGACAACGACGATGAAGCGCTGACCGTCGCCGCCGGTTTGCGCGATCTGAAGAAGTGGAAGCGGATCAAAACCAAGGCGATGCTTGAGCATTGGGTGCTCTGCAGCGATGGCCGCCTCTATCACAAGACGCTTTCGGAACTGGCCTTAGAGGCTTGGCTGGAAAAGCTCAGCCAGCGCAAATCCAGCGGCGCCGGCAATGCAAAGCGCTGGGGTGCGAAGTTCGATCCTGATCAGGTTCAGGCCGACATCGACATCGCCTGCGAGCACCTCGAACGGCTCAATCCGGACTCCCGGGCGCTCGTCAAAGCGCGCCGCCGACACGGCAAACGCATTCCCGATGGGACAGAAAAACCCGGCGCGCCGCAATCCCACCGGGACAAAACTCCCCAGGGAGAAAAGTCGCAAGGGAATGGAATGGAAGGGAATGGAGAGGAAGAAGCTAAACCTTCACCCACTGAGCCTGAGGCCGCGCACGGCGCCACCAGCACGGTGGAGTGGATCGAAAAACGCCTGCCGCTGATTTTGGGCAAGGTCGCGAACCTCGACCCGACAAGCCCCGGCATCCGCAACATCGCGGCCCTTCGCAAGCTCGAAGCCGAAGGGCTCGATTTCGAACTCGACATCCTGCCGGCGCTGATCGCTGTCGGCGCATCCTGGAACAACCCGCGGCGCCCGATTTACAGCTGGGGGCTCCGTGCCTTCGGCGACATGGCGCACGCCAACCACCAACGCCGAACGGAGACACGCGATGCAAGCGCAATTGCTCACGACGGAAGAACTCGCACACCGGGACCGAAGCTTGGCGGGCTACGTCGAGCGGCACTTCAAGATCAGGCTCGACGAGCGTCCGAACCCGGGGAACACGCAGATGACGTTGGTGGCGATCGCGACCAGCTCAACCCCTGATCAGAAAGGCGCAATCTTGGCCGTCACCGATGGCCTGAAGCCGTCGACGCCGGCTGAAATCGACGACGCGCTGATCAAGCTGAACGAACTCGTGGACCCGCCCTACGATTCTGATGCCGAAACGCGCCTCAGCGAATACCGGGCGCGGCTGCTGACCTATCCGCGCGACGCCGTGCTGACCGCGCTGCACGAGTGGCCGGACCGCCACGTGAAGTGGCCGAAATGGTCCGAGCTGCGCGACGCGCTCGAAGGCTTGTCGCTGCGCCGGCGCCGCATGTTGGTGGCGATCCAGGGCATGAACGCCAAACAGACCGAAGACGAACTTTATCCGCCGGGGAGCGAAGCCGACCTCGAGGAGGTGCGCGCTATCCGCGATCGCACACTGGCCGCGCTTCAAGGCTCGGGGCGACCCAAGAAACCGGAGCGCCGCCCAATCGATGATCGGCTCGAAGCGATGCGCGCCGCGGAAGCCGATCATGTCGAAGCTGCGCTGCATCAGGAGTCCGCACAATGAGCGCCGCCACCATAAGCGCGCTGACGCGCATCGACCCCGCCGCCGCCGCGCAAACCACAGCGGCCGTGTTCGACGAAGAGCTGGAGATGATGGCGGGCATCGCCAACGACATCGCTAACCAAACGAAGGATCAGCGCTGGGTGAGCATTGCGCTGGCCTTGCTCGGCGCGCGGCGGACTGTTCGCGCGGCGCTCAAGCAGACCGACGCGCCGGGTGCGTGCATTTGTGAAAATGCGAGCTGCAATTACTGCACCGGGCAAGGCGCTGAACAACCGAGAGATCCGCGAGACCAGCGCTTCGCGTCGCTAAGCTCCGATCAGCACTTCGTGTCGCTGATGCGAGCCGAGGCGCGGCTCGCCCTCTTCCGCGCTGGCGACTTCTCGCCCGCGCACGTGAGCCACAACGAGGCGGTCGCGTTCGGGAACTATCTGGCGGCGCTTGGATGGTCGCTCGTGCGCAATGGCGTCTATCGACTTGGAAACGAGCAAATCGTCTATTTCCGCAATGACGGGAAAACGTGGTGGACTTGGGAGGAAGAAAAAGACTCCGACGCCAAGGTCTACAGCATCACCTACACCACGGATGGCATCTAAGCTTGACCACCACCCCACTCCCCCAAGCGAGCCCGGCCGAAACCGACCTGGTCGCCTTGAAGGCCGAGATCATCAACCGGCTGCACGCCGCCGCGTTGACGATTCAGGCGCTGCCTGGTGACGGGCCGAAAGGCCCCTACACGCTATGGCCCGCGTATCGGCACACCTGGTGGGATGAGGGCAACGAAGCGTCGAAGCTCAGCGCCGCCGACATCACGCGGCGCCTGATCGAAGCCCCGCGCTTTTACCCGACGCCGAAGCAAATCGACGACTGCTTGCCTACGCTGGCCCTGCTTGATGGAGGCGAGCCGATCTGGCGGCGCATCGTGTCGGCGCGCGCACATCAGCTTTGGTACGACGAGCCCGGCGGCTGGCGTGGCATCGCTGCGGCCTGCAATGTGAATAACCCTGTCAAGGCCCTGAGGCTCTATTCGAGGGCCATTTCGTATGCCCTCAAAACCCACCTAGAACTTCCGCCCGAAATTGCGCCTAACGCTCTGAGCGCAAACGCGAAACATGCGGGGCTGTGAATTAAAAACCCCTCTAGAACTTCCGACTTTCTTTGCAGCAGGGTGTTACAAAATCCTCGCGTTGGAGGTACTGCCCAGCAGCACGCTGGATGAACACCGCGCGCAAACACCACTCGCGCACACAACCGATCCCGAGCGAAAGCTCTCGCCATTCAGTTGGCAGGTTCGGCGGTCATTGGATCGAGCCGCCGTCACCGGAGTGAGTAGGCCGCATGGGGCGGTCCATGCAGGGTGAACGCCAGCTCCTATCAGGCGTGACACGGCGGAGAGACGTCGACCACCTAAAGCCCATCTTCCCGGATCAGATGATGAAAGACAGCGCTGGCGAAGCCATCGCCAAGGCCTCCGCACGCGTAGGCCCCTGCTTCTGCGACCGTCAGTCCGCTCTCGGCGGCGTGCTGCTCGAAACGCGGATCGAAGCAACCACACGCATCGACCGCATCCAATGCAGCCTCGAAAGCTGCGGGCGCATCTGGAAGCGCATCGACATCCGCACCGGCGGCTGATGCTCCACAGCATCTAGTGATTTCACGGGTCCTTCCCCCGCCCTGCGGTAACACGGGCGGACGGGGGCCCCGGCCCTTTCTAGTGCCGTATCTGGTGATTTCCTTATGATTTTTCGGGCGCAAACCACCAGGGCTAGGTAATGGCCGTTCTGAACCAAATGTGGCGGACGCTGTGAACGACGGCGACGCGCACAAAATCTGGTACTCGACTGCCGAAACGCGCGAGCGTTTGGCGGCGGACGGCGACCAGATCAGCCAGCCCGGGCTGACGCAGTACCTGAACCGGTTTCCCGAGATTCCGCGCCGCCAATCCGCGACTGATGCGCGGGTGACGGAGATCGACTTCGAAGCCCTGGTGAAGCACCGGGCCGAGAATGTGCGTACGCAGGATCGGCAGGCTGCTGCGCCACGCCGCAACCCGGAGGCCGAGGCCCTGCAGCTGCGCGAGCGCCGCGCCGGCGCCGAGCTGAAGGAATTCCAGCTTGCCGAACGCCGCGGCGAACTGGTGCCGCGCGCCGAAGTGGTGCGCGCCGTGCAGGCGGCGGCGGTTGCGTTGACGCAATCACTGCAGCGCAGCCGATTTGAGCGCGCCGAAGCGTTGGAGGGCGCTGCGGGCGTACGCGGAAAGACCTCTGTGCTGATCACCCAAGACGAAGCGGCGCTTGCCGCCTTCGCCGACGCCTTGACGGCGCTCGCAGGGGCCGGAGCAAACGATGACGGAGACTCCGGAGACGCAGCCGACGCCGGCAGCGCCGCCGAATCCGAAGCCGACGACTGATCTGGCGTTTTCGGACGCGCAAAGATGGGTTCTGAGCTGCCTTGCTGCGGCGGTGCGGCCGAAGAAGCGGCTGCCGATCGCACAATGGGCTGAAGCGAACATCGTTTTAAGCGCGGACACGAACTCGCCGCGCATCGGCCCGCTTGATTTAAGCGACGTCGCCTTCGTGAAGCCGATCCTGGCGCGGCTTGACCCCGCCGATCCATGTCGCGGCGTCAATGTTTTGGCCGCGGCGCAGTCGGCGAAGTCGCTGATCGGCCAAATCTGGTCGATGTACTCGATCGCGGAGAACCCTGGACCGCTTGGGGTCTATCTCCCCTCGATCGATGACGCGCGAAAGTACGCCGAAGAGAAAATCCAGGCGGTCATCGACGGATCGCCGACGCTGAAGCATCGCGTCAGGGCAGTGTCATCACGATCTGGCGCCGGCTCATCGACGCTGCGCAAGCGTTTTGTCGGCGGCTCCATGCGGATCGCCACAGCATCGAGCCCGAATGCGCTGCAGATGGTCAGCTTCCGCGATCTCATCCTCGAGGAAGTCGCCGGTTACGACGCCGATGTCGGCGGCCGCGGCTCACCGATCGATCAAGCGAAGAAACGCCAGCGCGCCTGGCTGAAGCGCGGCGCCAAATGGTTGCAGCTCAGCGCCGGCGGCGTCGCTGGGAAGTGTCCATCGAGCGACGCGCACGAAAAGGGCGCCGCGTACGAACTTTATCTGCCCTGCCCGCATTGCTCTGGGTTTGGCCGGTACGAAATCGAGGATATGCGCGGGCCATCGGAGACGACCGGACCGCACTTCGCTTGCCGTCTCTGCGGCGGCATCGTCGAAGACCATCACAAGGGCCCGATGGTCGCGGCGTCGGTTTACATCGCGACGTACGAAGACGGCGACGACGCGAACCCGGCGCCGCCGGCCGCGTTCGAAGCTGGTGAGCTGGAGCGCTGGCAATCGCGGCCGGAACTTGGCCGCGCGCCGTCATATCGCTGGTGGGTGTACGTTTCGCCCTTCGTCGGCTGGGATGACGTCTGGACGGAATGGATCGAAGCGAAGGCTGGTGGCCTCGCTCAAGAGAAAACGTTCTGCCAGCAGACGTTGGCGCGCAAGTGGGACGAAGGCCGCGACGCGCCGGATCACGTGAAGCTGTTCGAGCTGCGCGAAGACTACGACGAGGGCGTCGTCCCTGCCGGCGCTTACGTGCTGACCGGCATGGCAGACGTTCAAAACGATCACTTGACCTGGAGCGTCATCGGCTGGGGCCCTGGCGCCGAGTGGTGGCTGATCGATCGCGACAAGATCCTGGGCGATCCCGCGGGCTCGAAGGTCTGGGATGATCTGGCCGAAGTGCTGAAGCGGCGTTACCCGCACGCTGAGGGCGGCGAAGTTGGCATCGAGCTGTTCGG